GCGCGCCGGCAAAACCACGATCGCCCGGTACCTATCCAGCCGTTACGGGTTCATACCGTTCGCCTTTGCCGACCCGCTCTATGACGGGCTGCAGGCCATGTTTGGACTGAACTTCCGCGACGACTACTGGCAAAACGACAAAGACCGAATCGTCCCCGGAACGGGCAGAAGCCTGCGGCAGCTCCTGCAGACCCTCGGGACGGAGTGGGGACAGCAGCAGTTGCGGAGGGACGTATGGGTGTATCGGGCGGAGATGCGCATCCGTCAGTTTCTGGCGGTCATGGGGAGTGCGACCGGCTGGCTCCCCTGCATCGTGCTTACGGATGTCCGTGAAACCGCGGAAGCAGAATGGGTACGACAGCACGGCACCCTGATCCGCGTATCGAACTCCCGCACCTATAAGGAGGACGACCACTCCAGCGAGAACGGCATACCTGACGCCTTGGTGGATCATACCATCCCGAACGAAGGCAGCATCCCAGGGCTGCATAGTTACGTTGACGCCCTCATTGGCGTGTTGAGCACGGGGAGACCCTGACCATGAAGGACCTCCCGGACGTGCACGAGATGGTTGCGTTCTTCACTGATACGGAGCGAGGGTCGAGAGTGCTTGCCGCGGCCCGCGGCGAGATGCCGGTTCAGGAGGTGTTTGCCCTCACCCCCCAGGATACCGACATGGCACGGACTCTCCTCATCCTGTGGGCACAGATGTACGGTGATTGATTTTTGCAGTTGATTGCAAACGGAGGACCCATGCGCATATCAAGAACGCGCGCCGGCACGGGCAGGGCACCGGACGCCCCCAGGATGCGGCGCGAGGTAAAACCCCCTACCTCCCAGGAGAGGTATAGTGAGATACAAACCGTGCCGGAGAAGATCAAGCAGCGCCGAGCGCAGTTGATGATCCACTCCTACCTGTACTACGACACNGAAGAGCAGCTTGTGTCGGATGCACAATGGGATGCGTGGTCGATCGAGCTAGAGAAGCTGCAACAGCGCCACCCTACACCGATCGGGTTCTACGATGACGCCTTCGCTGGGTGGACTCACGGTTCCGGTATGCTTCTCCCTCGGGACCCCTGGGTAACAGGAAAAGCGGCCCAGTTGGTGGAGTACGTAGCACAACAGAAGCAGGCCGCGATTCGGCCGGCACGGACAAGGAGAATACGTGGATGAGTAATACCGAAGAAGGACAGGGAACCGCTACAAAAACGATCCGGACTCTGGCAGGTAAATGGGAGGAGTGCTATGAGGCTCTGCTTGCGCAGCATAGCCTTACTCCGGAACAGACTCGCAATTTCGAGGTCATGTTCTACGCGGGCGCTACCGCATTGATGGAGATACAGATGGAGCTACTTTCCGCCCCCACGGACATACGGATGACCGTGGCACACAACGTTACCAAGGAGTTGAAGCAGTTCTGCGCGGAGATGGCGAAAGACACTGTTTCGTGAATTTTGCAATCGATAACAAAACCCCGCTTCGGCGGGGTTTTTTGTTGACTGTAACCATTGCCTGCTGTATGTACGCTAGGCTATGATCGCTTGGGTACAGGTAAAGGGAGTACGACGTGGTTACTAACAGAATCTACGATGTACAGGTAGAAGACGTGTACTCTGGGGACGACATGGTNATGCTTGCCGATCTCGGGGTGGATGGGCTGTACAAGAGGGTACGGGCGCGGCTTTCCGGGGTGGACACACCTAACGCATACCGGGCAAAGAACGACACCGAAGCGGGTAACGTCCGGGACGAAGTGAAGAAGCTGATTGCCTCCGGTAAATGCACCGCCCAGGTGATCGCGCAACGTCGAGGGGGCTGGGTGGTGGTGCTGAAGGTCGCCCTAGCAGACGGGACAGTCGTCAATATCAACGAATCACTGATCAGTCGCGGATATGTATACCGTGGCGGTAAGAGCGAGGACGCTTCATGAACACACGTATCCGTAGAGTGCGGAACGAACCCAGCGTGAAGGCGACGGCCCGCGCCATCTCCTCCAAAGNGGAGCGGGCGGATACCAGCCGGCAGATCACGCACGAAGATGAGTTCCAACTGACCTCCATGGCGGGCATGTTCATCCCCCCGCCCTATTCACCTACCAAGCTGCTGGATATTGTCGAGCGATCCAATATGCTCGGGCCTTGCGTCGAGGCCATGGTAACCAACACGACGGCAGGATGGGATGTCGTCCCGGTGGGTAAGGATATTCCGGTGGACGAGAAGGAGCGGGAGATTTTGCAGTCGTTCATCGACAGCGCCAATTCTGAAGAATCCCTTGCCACGGTGAAGGCGCGCATCGAGCGCGAGTTTGAGAGTGTAGGGTATGGCTACCTGGAGGTGATCCCGGACAGCAGTGGCACTCCCTCGATCCTGCGCCACGTCAAAGCCTCCACCGTCCGCCTCACTCCGTTGCATCCTGATCCCGTCAAAGTGCGCTACGACATCAAGCGCGGCCCGCGGACTTCCTTCGTCACGGAGTACCGGAGATTCCGCCGTTACATCCAGGTCATCGCCGGCAAAATGGTCTATTTCAAGGAGTTCGGGGACCCGCGGCGGCTGAATTACGAAACCGGCAAGTTCGATACCGAAGAGCGTGTGCCGAAGGACAAGGAGGCGACGGCAATCATCCATTTTCGCCAGGATTCAGAGGACGTGTACGGCATCCCGCGATGGATCGCTCAGCTTCCCTCCATTCTCGGCAGCAGGGAAGCGGAGGAGGTAAACTTGCGGTATTTCGAGGATAACACGGTGCCTCCTATGATGCTCACCGTCTCGGGGGGGCGCCTCACGGGCTCCTCCTTCCGTGAGTTGTCCAAGATGGTGAACTCCAACGGAGTGGGGCGGGATCGTCAGCACAAGATCATGCTGGTAGAGGCAGTCCCGGAGACCAGCGGTATTGACGAGAAGGGTGCCACGGTATCCCTGGACGTGCATAAACTGCATGACCAGCGACAGAGCGATGGTCTGTTCCGGGAATACGACGAGTCCAACCGGCATAAGGTGCGTTCCTCCTTCCGCCTACCTCCGGTGTCAGTGGGTGCCTCCCAGGATGTGACTTTTGCGAGTGCAAACGTATCCGCATTCGTGGCGGAGACTCAGGTGTTCGCCCCACGGCGGACCGCTTCCGACGAAATCCTGAACAAGCGGTTGGTTCACGCCCCGCACGGCCTGGGACTGAAGACCGTGATGCTGAAGAGCAAGGTGCCTTTGATCACCAACCCGGAAATGATCATCAAGGCGCTTACTGCACTGAACGTGATGGGCGCAGTGACCCCGCGGTCCGCGATCGATAACGCCAACCGGGTGTTGCAGATCGGCCTGCCGCAGTATCCGATGAAAGGAGAAGAAGGCTACGAGGACTGGATGGACAAACCGATCGCGTTTTCGCTTAAGGCAGGCAACACCCATACGGAGCAGTCGGTGAAGGACGAAGACACGAAAGAGCTGGAAGAGGACGGGGACGTATCGATGAAACCCCCTGAACACGGGCAAGAGTGACTTTGCAATCAATTTCAAAAGGAGTTCATTATGTTCCACACCTATGTAATCCTGGACACCGCTGCGGAAACCCCGATCAACGGGGCGGATGCCAACACGTCGTATATCGTCCCTTCGGCACTGGCGATCCAGATCAACGCCCTGGAAGCGGGGACTACGGTCAAGATTCAGTCCCGTATCCACCCTTCCGCTTCGTGGAAGGACGAAGGTACCTACACCAGCACGGATGGTGTGGTCTTGATGACCTTCGCCATTCCACGGGCGCAGACTCAGGTGATCCGCACCGTAGGGACCGGGCCGGTCAAGGCATTCGCACAGAGCTGACATCATGGACACCCGTAGCAACATGAAGATGGTGGTGCGCGCCGAGCAGGAGTTCGAGCGGATCGTGATGTGCGAGGTCATCGTCCCGGAAACCCCGAACGTGTACGGTGACTACTGGACAAAGGAGGGAATTCGGGAGTTTGCCTATCGCTTCATGGAGCAGGGTTACGGGATCGATATTGACCACGATGACATCGATCGCACGGGCAAGGTGGCGGTAGTCGAAGCGTTCATTGCCCGTGACGATGATCCTGTGTTCATTCCTGGGTCCTGGGTTGTGGGCATGCGCATCCACGATGACGACATCTGGGCCGACATTCTGGACGGCAAGATCAACGGCTATTCCTACGAAGCGATGCTGTCCCTCGTAGATGCGGTATTCACCTACATGGAGCCGGGGACCCGTACTGGAGTAACGGAACCCGACCTCATGGATGGACACACCCATGAGTTTGTGGTTATCGTGGATGACGTGGGACGGGCAGTACAGGGCGGCACGTCCGAGACGTACGGACACAGCCACATGATCAGCGGTGCTACCGTCACGGATGAGGCGGATGGACACGTTCATCGGTTCAACATTGTGAAAGGAGTCGGCGGGATATGAACGAGGAAGCGCAAGAGGTGACCCGAGAGGTGAAGGTCGCCACCCTGGAGGAGCCCAAAAACTTGACGCTGACACGGAAGCCAGCCAATCAGATCGGGTTCAAGATCATTCGTAATGACAAGGAGCAAGAGATGGCAGCAAGCAAGGAAGTGCGAGTAACGCGAGTCCGGGCAAAGCGCAGCATGGGGGAAATGCTGGCGGTAGTCTTTCCCGCGGGTACCACCGAAGCGGAGGCCAAGACCCGGATGGACGGATATGGCATTGGCGACTACACGGTTGTTTCGGAAGGGGATAGCGTCATCGCCCGCCGCAGCGATCTGAAGGAGCTGCCAACCAACGTCCTGCATATCGGCATCGGGGATGGGGTGAAAGCAGTCATCCCTCGTGCCGATACCCCCGCGGTCGAGGGCGAGAAGCAGGGGCTGTCGGTGGTCTGCCTCCGTTTTGACAAGGAGACCTTCGCGGACGAGGAAGCAGTCATGGGATGGCTGGAGCGCCATGATGTTGACTTTCTGGAAAATGGTGTCAAGAATGGCGACACGGTAATAACCGTGGATCGTTTGTCCTCGGACGATGAGACGCGGGAGATTCAGACAGAGGGTGGCGTTACCTTTGTGGTTGCACGGGCTGATGTCATGGACGTGCCGGAAGCATTCGTCGAAGTGGTGTCGGATACGGCGTATGGCAACTGGGGCTGGGGTCATCTGGATTTTGCGGCAGCGATGGCGGACAGCGAGTTCTGTGATGCTGGTCATGATGCGATTTATCAGCTTGAGGACGTGTTGCGGAACATCATGTTCTACAACTCCCTCCCGGTGTCGGTACGGAAAGAGTTAGTGAACAGGGCAGTCGCCCAGTTCGGTGCGTTTATCGGTAGTCTCATTGATGCGCTGCCGGCCAAAGTTGTGATGGCAACCCGATCCATCATCGAGTCCAAGGAGAAGCAAATGACCCAAGAGAACAAGCAGGAAACCCCTGCTACCCCCGAGTACGTCACCCGTGCCGAGCTGACGGATGTCGTCAAGGCTGCTGTCACTGAGGCTATCGCCGCCCAGCGCAGCGATCCGGCACCCGCGGAGACCGCCCCTACGGAAGTGACGGCGGCTCCTGCACCGGCGGAGGCGAAGGACCCCACCGTGGAGGCCCTGGCGGTGGTCACCCGCTCCATGGAGGCCATGACGAAATCGGTGGCGGACATGACTGCCTCGATGAATGCGCGGATGGAGAAACTGGAAGGGGCAACCGTCCTGCGTTCGGACAACGCCGACCCGGCCCAGACTACCCAGGTCAAGCGTGAAGACCAAGTGTTTGCCGGCGTGTTCGGCAACCTCCGTTCCAAGTAATTCGGTTTTGCAATCAATTTCAAACCAGGAGATTCTCAAATGACTACCTCGAACACCGAACTGGCGAAGCGTGCCGATATTGCCATCGCCGATCTGACCACGGACGGTGGCTACCTCCAGCCGGAGCAAGCCGAAACCTTCATCGACATGATCATGGAGACCCCGACCATCGTTCAGCAGGCCCGCGTGCATCGTATGTCGCGTCCGGAAGCCAAGATCGATCGCCTGGGTTTCGGCGACCGCATCTTCCACGCGGCACCGCAGGGCACCTCGCCCTACGCGGACGATGATGGCACCAACGATCGCCATCTGGCGGCAGCGAAGCGTGCGAAGCCGACCACCTCGCAGATCAGCCTCACCACCAAGGAATACATGGCGGAAATCCATGTGCCCTACGAGGTGCTGGAAGACAACCTGGAGCGTGGCGGTTTCGAGGCCCACCTGATGCGTCAGATCGCGGGGCGCGCAGCCATCGACTTCGAGGAGCTGGCCCTGTGGTCCGACACCGATTCGGGTGATGCCGACCTCGCGCTGCAAAACGGCTGGCTCAAGCGCATGACCTCGCATGTGGTCAACAACGGATCGGCCGGTGTGTCGCCCGATCTGTTCGTCAATTCGCTGCTGGCGATGCCCCAGAAGTACCTGCGCGATCTCGGCGCCTTGAAGCACTTCATCACCGTTGCCAACGGCATCCGCTATCGCCAGAAGGTGGCGCAGCGTGTCGGCGCCTACGGTGATACGATGCTGCAGCAGGCTGCCCCGATCTACGCTGCGGGTGTGGGTGTCGAGACCGCTCCGATGCTCGCGGCGCAAGGTACCGGCAACGTCGGCTTCACTACCTTCCCGAAAAACCTGGTGTTCGGCATCCGCCGTGACATCCAGATCGAGTCGATGCGCGAAATCCGTGCCCGTGAAATCATCGTCGTGGTCACTGCCCGTCTCGGCTTCCAGATCGACGACGCCGATGCCACCGTGAAGCTCACGAATATCTAACTTCGGCCCGTTCAACACTCAACCAAAGGCGGGGCGACCCGCCTGCGGCTTGATAGGAGTACATCATGACGCTTCACACTATTTCCGACCTCGGCAAAGGCGGTACCGGGGTACACGGGCAGGAGGCAGGCGGTGTCTATGCAGCTCTCAAGGAGTTGCAGGGCCTGACCGTCTCCCTCCTGGCCGGCGCCCTCGCCGATACCAAGATCGACCTTGCGGCTATCCGCCAGGAAGATACCATCCTGTCTGCCTTGAACAACGATGCGGGCACGATCACTGACGTTACCGGCACCATGTCCATCGTCAGCGTCAAGGCATCCGGTACCGTCACTCTGGATACCGCGGTCGCAGGCAACACCGTCACCGTGAACGGTCATCTCTACACCGCAGTTGCTGGTACCCCGAGCGACTTTACCGAGTTCTCGATTGACACCGACGACACGGCCGCGGCTGCGTCTCTGGCGGCAGCGATCAATGCTCGTGAAGCGGCCTACCACAACGTTGTGACGGCGGAGGCGGCGCTTGGCGTGGTCACCGTCACCGCAACGGCGGACGGCACCTCGGGTAACGATGTCACGCTGGCAAAGGTGGGTGACCCGATTACCGTTAGTGGGGTCAAGCTGACGGGCGGGACGGCGACAGGCGGGGTCGAGTCGTCCGGTGCGACCGACCAGCTCATCCTTATCTGGTACAACAAAAACGGCTGACCGTCATGAGGATCGTTAGGGTCAGGAACGAGGTGTGGAAGCCTGTCGTCGGGTACGAAGGCAGGTATGAAGTGTCCGATCGTGGCCGGGTGCGCTCATTGTGCAGCCGTCACGGGCCTCGTCGGACCCCGCGTATCCTTGCTGCGGCGGAGAACACATGGGGGTACCCCTTCGTGGGCCTCTCCGCTTGCGGTGTCAGGAAGCTGGTCCCAATTCACGTCATAGTCGCGGCGGCGTTTTACGGCCCCCGTCCTGCCGGGATGGACATCAACCATCTCGACGGAAAGAAAACCAACAATCGACCGTCTAACTTGACCTACTGCAGTAAATCAGACAATCTCAAGCATGCGTACCGGACGGGGCTGAAGAGCAACGTTGGTGAGAGGCATTCTCAGGCCAAACACACGGAGCAGGATGTAAGAGATGTGCGTGCGTATTTACGGCAGGAGTGTCGTCACAAAGACATTGCTGCGTTTATGCGGGTACCTGTGCACTTTGTCTCAGGGGTATCCGCCGGGTGCATCTGGGCACACGTTGTTTAAACAGTTTGAAATCGATTGCAAAAAGGAGTGGTAGAAATGACCGACATTCGTATGGTGAACGGCAAGACCTACATCGACCAGCGTGTCAATTCCGGGGAACCGGTCCGACTCAATGGCGTGATCTCTGTCGATGACCCCAAGCTGGTCAAGGAGCTTCTGGGCCTGACCTTCACGGATTCCAAAGACAACGTTCGGCCCTATTTCAAGCTCGTGGCCGCGCCGGCTGTGGCCGACGAAGTGGATGAACTCGATCCGGAACCTGTCCAGGACGAAGACGGGGAGAAGGCAGCGGAGGACGGCCACGACGAGGACCCGGAGGTGCCGGAGGTGCCGACCCCCACTCGTCGTACCCGCAAGGGCGCCTAAACCCTCGATTTTCGGGAGATAGCCATGAGGCTCGCAACGCCGGAACAGGTCCTGGAAGTGATGGGTATCGGAAACAACACCGGGTCCGTCCTGACGGCGGGGGCGGCTCTCGATGCTACCTCCCGGATCGTGGAGAACATGCTTGAAACGAATCTGGAGGAGGCGACCTACACGGACTTCTTCGATTACGAGTACCACTATGCTCGTGCCAGATTCACCCCGCAGACGTTCATGTTGTCGAATCGTTTCCTGGACAGCAGCGTGCCGGTCGCCGTGAGGGAGTCCACTTCAGCTCTGCAGGGAGTCACTGAAGGGGATGCAGTGGATTCCACGAGGTACATTGTGGACTCCCTCAACGGCACCCTTACCAATCTGCAAGACTTCCCCCTGGGATTCTACACCGTGTCGGTCACCTATACGGCAGGGTTCCCTACCACGGGGACGGACAAGGTATTGAAGGACGCTCCGGACTGGCTCGTGCGGGCAGGGATCGTGGCGGCGCAGCACTTCATGTCTCTCACCCCCGCGCATGTCTCGTCCAAGAAGGTGACTTCGGCTACAGACATCGCCCGTTCCATACGGGAGGTGCTTTCCGTTCTGATCAACCCCTACCGTCGCGCCAGGATGGGCATGAATTTCCCTGGCCGAACTGTGCGCCATGACTGAAACCCATTTCGTTCGCGGGGCGTCGAGGCTCAAGCGCAGATTCGCTACCATCCAGGCGGCAACCACGCTGGCCCTGAGTGAAAACCAGCTCGGGGCCTTCATGGAGAAACGGGTCAAGGCAAGGTTCNTCAAGAANGTCGATCCNGANAANCGNCCCTGGCCNAANCTGGAGCCTTCCACCGTTCGCCGGCAGAAGTACGAAAGAGGCAAGGGGGCTTTGCGNCGTACCGATCGACTGTACAANGCCATCAAGGTGATTCGGGGNAGTAGTGCAGGACTATTCGCCGGNGCAACCGGCCTCGGNTTNCGNGTNGGNGTGGATGANGANGAAGCCTCGGCCTACGGGCGATTGCAGAACTACGGTTTCTGGCACGTCCGAGGGCAGAGGAAGGTACCGGCACGCAGGTTTATCGGTGTCGGGGCGCTGGATGTGCAAGCGGTAGATGCGTTCCTGCGACGGATCATCGTCAAGCAGGGACTGGAGAAGTGACATGGCACAAGCTATTCCTACCATTGAAGAATTGTGCGGGGAGCTGATGGGGATCGTGAGCAGCGTNNCCGCATTCAAGGACAACAGCTATTCCATCTTCAGTATCGATGATTTTGAAAATACGGTGACGGATGACAGGGTTCCGCTGCCGGCCGCAGGGGTGGGTTATGATGGGGCGCGTCCTATCAACAAGGATGGCACCGCGGCGGACGGCAGCAACAGCGTGTCCATGGGAGAAATCCAGTTCCTGGTGATCGTTGCGATCCAGTACCAGCACGCGGGGCAGGACGACACGAAACCAGCGGCGACGAATCTACTTGACCAGATCAGGCAGAAGGTGCTGGGATATAGAGGTGTGAATAGCCGGCCGTGGCGATGGATCAGCGAAGGCCCGGAGCCGAACGCATCTGGAGACGGCCTCGCGTTCTACTCGCAAGTATGGCGTACCACTGTGCCCGTTAAGGGTGTTTTCAATAACCAGCAGTAAGGAGTATCAAAATGGCAAACTACTACTACTCGGGACAAGGTAGCCTGCTTGTGGCGTCGCGCAGCTCGGCCGGCGCCCCGCTGGACTTCCTCCCCATCGGCAACGTTCCGGAGCTGACCATCGACATCGAAACCACGCTCTTCGAGCATAAGGAATCGGAGTCGGGTTCGCGCCTGATCGACCTCACCATCGTCAAGGAGAAGAAAGGCAAGTTCAGCTTCACGCTGGAGAACCTGTCGATCGACAACCTCGCGCTCGGTCTCTGGGGCACCAAGGCAACCGTTGCCGGTTCCACCGTCGCGGACGAAGTGGTCACGGTCACTGCGGTGACCGGCATGGACAAGAAGTATGCCCTGGCCCACCCGGACGTGTCCGCGGTGGTGGTCAAAGACGATGACGGTAGCGGCGGTGCCGGCACCACGACCTACACGGTGGATGAAGACTATACCGTTGATCCGGTGAACGGTACGATCACTCCGCTTACGGGCGGTCTGATTGAGGCAGGGGACATACTCCATGTGGCCTATACCTACGGTGGCTACGTGCAACTGGATGCCTTCACCTCCGCCGCATCGCCGGAACGCTGGCTGCGCTTCGAGGGTCTGAACACCGTCGACAACAGCCGTGTGCTGATCGACATCTTCAAGGCCCAGTTCGATCCGCTCACCGGCTACGGGCTGCTGAACGAAGACCTCGGTTCGGTGGAGATGAAGGGCACCATTCTGGCCGATGCCCTCCGTACCTCCGGGTCCAGGTTCTTCCGTCAACGCAACTTCTCGTAACCCCAGAATTTCCGGGGTTAATTACGGAGGGGTCGGCTTGCCGGCCCCTTCCCTTAAGGTGGTACCATTTCGGGTATAGGTGAGCAAATGGAACAGCAAAACGAAGTTATGGGCGAAAGCACGGAAGCCGCCGCTGCAATGTCCGATACTCTCTTCAATGTGCAGAACACAGTGATGTTGCCGGGGCTGGGCCGGAGGGTAGAGGTCTCGAAAATCAGGATGAAGCATAACGGCTTTGTCTTGCGCCTGATGGCGAAGGTGATGGCGGAGCTAGGCATCGGAAGCAGTGATGACCTCTCGATCGACATGGAAGACAAGGGACAGCTTTTGCAGTTGATTGCAAAATTTGCGGACGACATCAACCAGCTCTGCGCTCTACTCTCCGAGCTTGAATTGGCGGAGGTGGAAGAACTGGACGACGCAGACGGCTTCCTTTTGGTGTCCCGGATTTTTGTGGTGAATCGTGATTTTTTTATCGAAAAGGTCGCCCCGTTGATCGGGATGGCCGTCAAGAAAGGAGCAGGGCCAAGCGTGATTCCCGCCGCAACCGCCGAGGGCAGGATGAAGCGCACCCGGAAGAGCTAGTCGACTGCATAGCTCTTCTCATCGAACACGGGCACCGGGAAGTCGATATACCTGAATACACGTTNGACAAGTTCAGGCTGTATCTGCGGGCAGCATTGAGAAGGGAAGCCAGCCGCAGGATAGCTTACGTCACGGATACGGGTCTCTCAATCGCCGGTGCCCTTACGAGCAGTAAGGCACTGAAAGAGCACATGGATGCTCTGAGCGAGGCGACCCAACATGGCGAACAAGCGTGAATCACTCGATATTGATGTCAATGCCCGCGACAACGTAACAGGGGCGATCAAGGGCATCGAGTCTGGCATCATCCGGTTTGTGGGGGCGGTCTCCGCCTCCCTTGCCGCTTTCAAGGCAGCAGCTTTCGAGATCACCGCGGCCGGTGACCTACAGAAAGAACTCTTGAATGTCCAGAAGACGACGGCATTCACCGATGCGACGATCAAGAAGCTGGGGAACTCGCTTCGTGAATTGTCCAAAGACGTGGATGTGGCGGCGACCGACCTTGCCAAGATTGCGGCGATCGGGGGGCAACTGGGTCTCGGCTCTCAAGGGGCGGAGGCCCTTTTGCAGTTCACCGACTCTGCCTCCCGCATGTCTTCGGTACTGGACGTTGCCGTGGAAGACGCGGGCAACGGCATTGCCAAAATCACCAACATCTTCAAGATCGGCCTCAAGGATGCAGAGAACATTGTCTCTGCCTTCAACGAGCTGTCGAACAACTCCACGGCTTCTGGCAGGGACCTCCTGGATGTTGTGCAACGCATCGGNGACGCGGGCGGNACCGTCGATCTGACGCAATCCCTCGGGCTGGCGGCTACCGGTGTGGACCTGGGCCTCACCCTGGAAACGATCGGCACGTCGTTCAGCAAGATTTTCCTGGATATGCAGTCAAAGGCGGCGCAGTTCGGCCAGCTCATGGGTATGTCCACCAAGCAGTGGGCGGAGATCGTAGAGGAAGACGGGATCAAGGCCCTGAAACTGTATTTGGCTACGTTGAGGGAACTCAGCTCGGAAGAGCGGGCACGGGTAGCAGAACAGCTCACGGGTGGTGGGCGCGTGTTCGCTTTGATAAACAAACTGGTGCAGGACACCAACAACACCATCCTGAACAAGAACATCGGGTTCGCGGACGCAGGCTACGCTTCCGGGCTGTCCGCGATCAAGGAACAGCAAACGGTGTTGCAAGGCTTCAATGCCCAGCTCACCATCACCGGTAACCATCTCACCGCATTGGCGTCTGCGGCCGGCGAGGAAGCACTGCCGCAGGTTACTGCACTGCTTCGTCGCCTGCAGGAGTGGGCCGATTCGCCGGAAGTGAAAGATAGCGTGATGGAAGTCTCCAGGGTGTTTGGTGACATCGCCCTGGGCATCGTGGATGTGATCCGCTTCGTGGACAGTCTCAACATCAGTTGGGGCAACATGATCAAGCTGGGCATGACGTGGATTGCCCTCAACATTGCACAGAGACTTCTGGGGTGGGTCGGCGCCCTCGGGGCCGTCCGCGCTGCCATTTCGCAATTGGATGGATCAGCGGCAGCAGCCGCACGTGCCGCCGCAGCAGCGGAGGGGACGGCAGGAGCCGCAGCCGCAGTCACATGGAAGCAGCGTGCTGCCGCCATGCTGGGGGTCTCCGAGCAGTACAACAACCTTGTCGCTAAAACGAAAGCACTGCAGGCCGCGGAACAGGCGTCCGCCGCCAAGACGATTGCGGTCAACAACGAGACTGCCGCCCTGGCGGCTTTGGCGGACCAGCGTCGTCTCCTGTCTCATCAAAAAACGCTGATCGCACAGCAGTTGGCGGACGCGACTTATGCCGCGAATGCTAGGCTGGTGAATGCCACTATCGCGGCGGATCGCGCCCGTGCGTCAGCGTTGGCCTCCGCGACTACTGCGGCGGAGACCCGTGCCGCCAATGCTTCCTACGCGGCCAAAGTCGGTGCAGCCAAGCGCGCCTTTGCTCAGGAGATGCAGGCTGCACAGCAGGCGTCCACTCATGCCCGTTCTCTTCTGGCCCAGGACCTCGCAGCGGTCCGCGCTTACTACACGGAAAGAGTGGCTATCGCACGAGCCGCGATAGCTGCGGAAGTCGCAGCGGTACAGACCGCGACCGCGGCAGTGGCAGCGAATACCCTGACGGTGGGGGCGGTCATTGTAGGCTTCTTCAAGAAAGCCCTCGCCGCATTGTCGTTCCTGATCCGTGGAGGTATCTGGGGCGCCTTGATCGTTACCATGCTGGACATGCTCGGCTGGCTGAAACCGGTCACCGATGGGTTCTTCCGCATGGCGGAGGCTATCGGTCTGGTGTCAAAAGCATCTTCCGAGCTGGCACGGCAGAGCCGGATCGAGGCAAATGAGCAGCGAGAGAAACTAGCGGCACTGAAGGCTACGCGGGAGGAATACACCAATCTTGCTCTGTCCGGGGCAGGGGTCAGCACAGCCAACTTCGATCGCCGGATCAAAGAAGCAGAAGGCGGACGCAAGGAGACGGCCGCAACGATCGTGGATGAAGTCGGCAAGTTCGCCGCGGCCCGCGTCTCCCTGTTCAGCTCGGAAGACATCAAGGCGCGGTTCGCCAAGGAGCAGAAGGAACTCAACGACAGGATTGCCGCTTCTGGGTCTGAGCTTTCCAAGGCCAAGGAGAAAGCCACCGCGCTGCGGGTGGAGCTGGATACGCTCTACAAGGGAACCAAAGGAAAGGAAACCCTGGGCACTCGGGCACTGGAGAAGCAGATCGCCGCCGCGGATAAGGCGGTGGGCGACATTATGCAAGTCATGAACCGGCTCATGGCCGAGGCGGAGAATCGTGGAGAAGGAGAGGCCGCACGTGTCGCTACCATGTTCGCGGAGCTGAGCAGAGACGCCGACGAATTTGCAATCAATCTCAAAAAGATATTCACCGATGACACCGCGGCGCTGATGGAGAGTGCCATCCTCCCGGCTGCACAGTTCAAGGAACAACTGGCTTCGGCGCAGAAACAGATCAAGGACCTCGACTCTGCGATCAACGCGGCGATGGATGACCCGTCCAACAAGACAGTCAATATCACCGGCCCGGATGGGAAGCCTCTGAGCGTGAGCGTGGAAGAGGCGAACAACCTGATGGCGAACCTTCAGAACACGGTCATCGCCATGACAGCGAAAATCGTGGACGCCAGAGGGAAGGTGAAGGAGTTCGCTGACGAAGCCAGCAACATCACCATCGAGCACACTCTGTTCGGGTTCCTGGACAAGCTCGACGTTGCCCGCATCAAGGTGATTGTGGATGAGTTGCTGAAGCTGAAAGGGACCGGACAGCTCACAGGCAGCATCGTCGCGGGGGCGACCAAGGAAGATAACAAGCCTACCGGCACCTCCAACATTTCGGCGGGCGATCTGGCCCTGGCCCGTCTGCGCACGGAGAAGGAAATCCTGGATGCACGCATTCGCCTTCACCGGGAGAACGTGCAACAGGAACTGGAAACCTACGAATTCGGTTACCAGCGTGGCACGGTATCTCTGGAGGAATACTACCGGAACCGCGAGCGTATTCTGAAGGAAGGCATCCAGGGGGAAATCGATCTGCGCATGGCCGAGTTGCGGGAGGCGCAGCAGGCTTTTGACAACGCAGGGACAGTGAATCCGAACGACAAGGCCGCGCAGCAGGAGTCGGCGCGTGCCGCAATGGCTCGCATTAACGGAGACATCGAGGTCCTGAAAGCCCGCTACCGTGGGGTCAATAAGGAAATCAGTCGGGAAAGGCTGGTGGACGAAGAAGCGCGCAATGACGAATTGCTGGAGATGGAGATTCGTCTTGCAGAAGAGCGAGGAGACATCCGCCGCGCTGCGGAGCTGCGCAACGACATCGAATTCCGTGACCAGATGCGCCGGCTGCAAGCCGAGCGGCTGGAATACGATGAGATGGAAGCGAAAGCGCGGATCGACAACAACGAAAAGGTGCTTGCCGAGGCGCGGGAGGGCATCGCTCGGGTCGATCGCACGATCCAGATCATCATCGAGATGCAGGGGCTGAACACCCTGGAAGACGAGGTATATGACTTCGTTGACCGGGTGGAGGATCGCTTGCGTATCGGATTGTCCTCCCCCGCGGAAGTCGGGGCGCTGGTTGCGCGCCAACTACAGGCCATGACCCCGCAGATCGAGGCACAGATTGCCTACATCCAGCAAAGGCTGGCTGAGACGAACAACGAGGCAGAGAAGGAGAGTCTTCGTATCTGGCTGGAGCGAGCCCGTCGTGAGGCTGTCTCTCTCAAGGATACCGTAGTTGATCTGCACACCACGGCACACGAGCTATTCCGGGACGAGATCGAAATCAAGATCAAACTCGGGATGGTTGGTGCCACCGAAGGCGGGGAGCAGATTGCCAAGGATGCAAGGGCACGCGCCGAGGAAATCCGCCGTGATCTGATCAACCCGCTGTTGATGCAGAATTCTCCGCTGACCGAGGAGCAACTGAGTCTGCTGAACCGCTACACGCTTCAGTACGAAGAGCTGCGTAACACGATCAGCGATCTGGCAACGGAAGTAAACGACAGCTTGCGGTCTTCCTTCGTCTCCTTCCTGGAGGACATGGCGAATGGCACCAAGACTCTGAAAGAGTCCTGGGATGACTTCGGCCAGTCGTTCCGTAACACAGCCGCGAAAGTGCTGTCGGAAGACGTGGTCGACAAGTTCCTGGGACCGATGCTCTCCGGGACGGGCTCCATCGGCGATCTGGTCTCCCGCACGCTCACGCCGGGGCGGCAGAAGGGAGACACGGCGAACAACGCCTTGTGGGTGCGTTTGGTAGAGGACCGGGCTGGAGGCAGATCAACGGACCCGGTGACCAGTCTTCTGGACGACATCACGCAATGGCTGTCAGGCAACAAAGAAGCGGCCCCGGTAGAGGACACGGGTGTAGCTCAGACTTTTGCTATCCGCGACCAATTCTCCGATACCGTATCGGAGATAGAGACCGGGGCACGTGACACTGTATCCTCCTTGCAGCAGGGGGCGGGCAGCCTGTTCGCCACGGCAACGGACGAATTCAGCGATGGGTTCTACGAACTGGAGACCGTCGTCTCCGGCTCCTCCGGCATCGGCGGGTTTTTCGACAGCGTGATTGGCTGGTTCCAGGACGCATTCAACAAGCTGATCGGGCTGTTCTCCTCCACCCCTACCCCTGAAGGCGGTGGCGGCACAAGTAACATGATCGGGGCCATCGCCCCGGTAGTAATGGCCGGGGCAGGAGAGAAAGAAAAGCAGGCGATGGGGATACTGTCCAAGGTATTCTCCGGGCCGCAGCGCGGCCATACACCTGCGGTGCCCCTGTACGTATCGGAGGTGAATCCGCTTGGCGGGCCGGTGACGGCCAGCGTCCGGGACTCGGGGGGAGCCCCTGGAGGTGCAGGCGGCGGGTTCATGGATGGCGTGGAGCAATTTGTCTCCGATATGTACGACGGTGCGAAAACCGTAGTGAAGGATACCTATAACGGCGCCAAGACCGTGGTCAATGACACGTATAACGGTGCCAAGAATTTGGCAACGGATGCGTATAACGGAGTCAAGACTTTCGTTACTGACGCCTATGAAGGCGCCAAGACGATGGTCACTTCTGTATGGGAAGGGATCGAGAAGGTAGGATCGGCGATTACGGATAAGGTGTCCTCCTTCATTAACCCGAACAACCCTGCAGTGCCGGGGCAGGAAGGCGCCGGGTTCTTTGGCGGGCTGGAGCCAGGAAACGGGCTGGGCAGCAGCGCGGGTACGGTCAATATCACGGCACAGCAGGTGAACATCACGGAAGGAGGCGTAGGGGCGTTCGGGGAGGAGGGACTGGACCAGGGTAGTGGGATGCCTGATACCGAGATGGAGAGCGGCATCACGGCACTCGATCAGACCGTTACCGCGGGTTTCGAGAGGGTCGGCGCTGCGCTGGAAGGACTGCCCTCCCTGCTGGAGCCAATCACCCAGGGTCTTCAAGTGGTCGGAGAAGGGGTCGGGCAGGCTAACCAGTTGCTGTCGGAAATTCTGGCCGCTATCCAGCAGGTAGAGACGGCGATCGGTGAAATGCGGACGACCGAGGGGGTAGGAGGAGGAGGAGTCGATGCGTCGGCTGAGTCCGTGGGAGGGTCCGCCGCCCCGGCACAGGCCCCTGCGCCACAGCAGCGTGCCGCTCCCTCGGCCTCCACGGCCCCTCCTGCCGAAGAGTCCGAAGGGTTCTTCGATGGCTTGATGTCCGGGTTCGAAGACCTTATATCCGGTATTGGGGATATGTTTGGCGGCGTTTTCGACTTCTTGATGAGTGGGCTGAAGTTTTTCCTCGGAGGCGGAGGCAGTGGCTCTGGGGGCTCCCTGTTCGGGTTCCTTGGCTCCTTCTTCCACACCGGAGGGGTGGTGGGGGCTGGAGGAGTTCGTCGCCTAGTTGATCCGCTCGCCTTCCTGGGGGCAGAACGCTACCATACGGGTGGTCTTCCTGGACTTCGCCCCAATGAGGTAGCTACGGTGCTGGAGAAGGGAGAAGAGGTGTTGACGCGCAGCGACCCGCGGCACGTTGCCAACGGCGGCGGAAGGACCGCGCAGGCCCGTGTGTATCAACCGCAGCTTGCCGTCACCGAATCGGCACTGAACATGACGATGCGCGATTGGCTGGAACGTGAAATGGGCAGCATTCTTGCAGGGAGGTGATTGTGATTACGGTATATCCAAACCCTTTGAGGCATAACGCAACGGCGCTTCTCACTTTCCGGGGGGCGCCGTTCATGCCGGTACAGTGGTCACTCACGGGGGCAGGCACGCTATCCAGCATCGATTGGCGGACGGACTCCAGAGGGATTGCTAAAGCTGTGTTTACCCCCTCTTCCCCGGATCAGGTGGCTACAGTAGAGGTCAGCTATGGCGATTGATCGTTTGTGGGACGCACTGACGCTACAGAGTGGCACGCCCCGCGTACTGGAGCGAGGCGCCCC